TCACAGCTTGCCGGTCTTGCACATGAGCTCGATCCGCCGGCGGCGAGCATCAGGAAGGACAGCGGTGATCTCGTATACCTTCGAGCCCTCGCGGATGCGCCAGCTAGTAATGAGGTCGGGCCGGTACCGGAGCACAATGCGATAGATCGTTTGTGCCTGCACGGCCTGGGCGGCGATGAACTCGCTCCCGCTGATGCTCTCGATGTCGACCCATTCCCGACTCACTTCCTCCCAGGTGCGGATAACCCCACCGCTGGGCGTGCGAGTGTCAATCGGCTTTTCGATGGTCACTGGGTAACGCAGCTTGCCGGCAAGCATCAGAACACCGCCATGGAGCGGTAGGGCGCCAGCAGAAGTGCATAGGCTGTGTTCTCGGTCAGGGTTCGGTCGCCCTGCCGCTCGCGGTTCTCGTACAGGTCGCCCACCAACAGAAGCACAGCGGCCTTGATCGAAGCAGGCATCGGATCGGGCAAGCTGTCGCCCAGGAAGTTGCTGACGTGGGTTTCTGCTGCAGCGATCAGGCTCAGGATGTAGCCGTCTTCCTCGGCGTGGTCGACGCGCATGTGCTGCTTGGCTTCTTCAAGGGTCACGGTAGTCATACAAAAAATACCTCGGTATCAAGATCGGCAGGGGCTTCGGCAACCTGGGCGGCGCCGAACGCCATAGCCAGGGCCTGCAGGCCGTCGATACGACCGGTACGGCGGCTCTTGTCCAGCTTGCGGTTGCCGCTGGGGTCCTTCACCGCCACGGCGTTGGCGGCGCACAGAGTCAGCACGGGGTGGCCACCATGGGCGACACGGCCATTCAGCAGCTCGGCTTCCAGGGCGTCGAGGGCTGGCGCCATGTCGCGGAAGCCTTGCCCGTGCGGCACCAGCGGCAGTTCCAGGCCCAGACGCTCCAATTCCTTCTTGAGCACGTCGATGCGCCAGCGGTCATAGGCGATCGCCGCCACCTCGCAGTCGCTCAGAATCTCGGCCATATCCAGCGCCACCGCCTCCAAATCAACTGTGGCCCCGGGTGTGGTTCGGATGTACCCCTGGCGCACCCACATGTCATATGGGGCGCGGTCCTTCTGTGCTCGGTCGAACACGCCCTGCTCGGGCGTCCAGAAGTACGGACGGACCTGCCACACGCCATCCACCTTGCCGATCAGTACCAGCGCCGTCAGGTCAGTTCGCGCCGACAGATCAAGGCCCGCATAGACCAGGCCCTCGAATGGGTCAGGCACGGTGTCGCAACCCATCCACACGTCAGGGCTGATGAATGGGCTGTCGAGGCTGACCCGCTGGTTGAGCAGCAGGTTACGGGCGGTGTTGCTCATGCTCGGCATGCGCTCGGCTTGCTGCATCTGCTCCCGCAGGTCTGTCTCCGACCGGAAGATGCCCAGTGCCGGGTTGGCCGCTCGCCAGCCGTCTTCGTCCATCAGATCGCAGCCCGTCGCCGCGGCGTACAGGCGGCACACGATCTTGGGGTCATTGCTGCGCAGGGCATCGTCAATCCACTGGCTCAGCAGGTCGGCGTCGTTGGCTGCCTGGGTACTGATGGCGATCAGCAGCGGTGCCGAGTGTGCGCCCTGGCTGGTGGTGATGGCGTCCACGAAGTCGGATTGCGGGCCGCGAATCTGGCCGATTTCGTCCAGGATGGCGAGCACCGGGGAGAGGCCGTGCGCGGTCTTGCCATCGGCGGCCAGGGCGCGAAACTCGGTGTTCAAATTCAGCCCCAGCAGCCGCTTGCCGCTGGGTACTATGCGTACGATCTTTGCCAGAGCGGGCGATAGCTGAACCATCTTGGCAGCCAGGTTGAACACCAGCGCAGCTTGGTCGCGGCTCATGGCCCCCGACACAAGCTGGCTGTTTTGCTTCGCCTCGGGGCCGACCAGGTGCGCCAGCAGCAGGCCCGCGATCAGGCCTGACTTGCCGTTCTTCCTGGCCACACTGAGGATGGCCCGGCGAGTGCCCACCGGGTTGTCGTACACGTCACGGATGAACTGGCGCTGGAACTCGGCCAGGCATAGCGGCTTGCCAACGTCTGCGCCTTCGGGCGTCACGCAGTAGCGTTCGATAAACGCGATGATCTTTTCGGCGCGGGTCATTGCAGCGTCCCCAGGGTCGGTATCAGGTCGTCATCCACATGCTGCCGGGCCTCACGCTCGAGCGCGGCGCCCTTGTGGATATCCTGGGCCTTGCCCACTGTGGCAATGGTGGCCACCATGAGCTGGCGTCCGATAGCCAGCGACCGGCGTGTCATCTTGTCCAGCAGCTCACAAGCCGGGTTCACCTTCCCCTCGACCAGCATGCCGTCGCGGTCGATGCTGTCCTGCAGCGCCTCGATGTCGGCATAGGCCCGCGCCAGGTTCGCCGCCAGCACCAGGTCGGCATCGGTCCAGGTGTCCCGAGGGCGAGCGGTGACGATGGCATCCCAGAACGGTCTGTCGGTGTCGCGCACGCGGATGTGCTGCGGTGGCTGGATTGGACCGACAGCGACGGCCTGGCTCGCGGCTATGGCGGCCTTGGCGCTGTCAGATCGTGGGCGGCGGGGCGTGGTCTTCATGTTTTTTCGGCAGTTAGCGAAGAAAGAGCAGGTCGGGGGCGGTCTAGCTGAGCGCGGTTCCTGGTGATCTTTTGGACCTGTTCCAGTGGTGGTTCGGATCGAGCGGGATGCCGTTCACGTCGCAGCCCCGCGTGGTGCGCTTGCCCATGTCCTCGGCTGTCTTGATCGAGTGACACGAGTGGCATAGGGGCGCCAGGTTGGTGCGTGCGTTGTTGTCGCCGTTGTTGTCCATGTGGTCCACGTCAGTAGCAGGTGTGACCAGGCCACGGGCCGCACAGTCGCGGCACAGTGGTTCCTCGGCCAGCACCTGGGCACGCAGGCGCTGCCATGCAGCACTACCGAGAGGAATCACCCTCGTCTTGGGCTTGTACCTGCTCACGCTTCTTCTCCTTCGCCTGGCGCTGCTTTTCCTCCAGGTGGGTTCCCAGCACCCGCACCCGGGGCTTTATCATCTGGAGCCTTGGTTTCTTGCTCATCATCAATACCTTCTACGGTGGGTAGGTTTTCCATGCGGCGTACCTCGGATCGCAGCAGCCATCCGTCCTCGACACCGCGCTGATAGAACTGCGCACGAGTGAGACTATCACCGCGCAGCAAGCCTTCCACGTTGTGCTCAGCAAAGAAGCCGCTGCCCAGTAGGGTGCGGTTGATAGCCTGCTCCCATGCGACCAGGTGGCGGCGCAGGGTATGGGTGACAAAGTACCGGCCCAGCTCCACGGCGTTGGAGTAGTTGGCCTCGCGCAGATCACCGATCAGCACAGGCGGTACACGGAACAGGCGGGCCACTTCCTCGACCGACAGGCGCCGGGCCTCGATCCACTCAGCATCCTCCAGCGTCATGGATACCGCGCTGTACTTCGCACCCTGGGGCAGCACCGGGGTCTTGCCGTGGTTGTTCACGCCAGCTTGCCCAGCGGCCCAGCTCTCACGAATCTGCGCGGCTTGCTCCTTGGTGGTGCCGGGTACCGTCTCGATCACGCCCGACAGCTTGGTGCCCTGCTCGAACATCTTGGCGCCGTGGGTACGTTCAGCCAGCGCCAGCCCCAGGGTATCCCTGGCCACCTGAATGGGGCTGCGCCCGAGCACACCATCTTCGGTGTGGTAGCGGATGTGCAACATCTCGTCGGCGGTCAGCCGCTGCAGCTTGCCGTGGCGGTCGGTGTACTCGTATACCAGGCGCTCGCTGGCCGAACTGCGCATGATCGACACGCTGTCCGGGTGTACTGGCTCCAGCGCTTGTACCCGACCGGCGCCGCTCCAACGAATGCGGGCGTAGGCGTTGCCGCGCAGCAGGATGTGGCGTTGCAGTTGCTCGCGGAATTCCAGGGCTGTCTGCCACTCGTTCGGGGCGTCGTGTAGCAGTGCGTACAAGGGATGGGCACGGGCCTTGTCGCGCCCGTCATCGGTGCGGCGATACACGTCCAACGGCAAGCTGCCCACGCTCTCACTGATCGCGGCGACAGCGGCATACACGGCACTGATCGACTCGGCGGTCTGTACCGTGATGTTGACCCCTGCCGAGTTACCGGCCTGGCTGAACTGGTCGAAGTACCGATCATAGGCCGGGGTGTTGTTGGAGCGCGTGAACAGGCTCAGCAGCTTTCTCACCGGATGCACTCCAGGAACTCAAGGTAACGACGGGCATTGGCCAGCGCCAGCATCGGCTTGCGGCTGCGCACCGATACGGTGGTGGTCGGGTAGGCAGGGTTCGCGGTGATAGTGATTTCGTGCAGGTCCACGTCCTGCAGGCTGCGCACCTCGCCGTCCCACTTCTCGCCCACCGGTACGAAGCCGAACGAACACCCGGCCACGTCGCCACGCTTCACCAGCTCGGACAGGTCGCGGCCCAGGCTGGTGTCGGGTAGGTCCAGCTCGAAGGCTAGGCCCACGTCATCCTCAGAAAGGCGCAGGGTGCCAGCTCCGACACGGCCCAACAGGGCTGCATCATCGTGCTCGTAAACGGCACGGATGCTGGCGGCGGCTGGACCTGCAAGGGAGCGCTTGAAAGCCCCCGGAAGGATGATCTCGGTAAAGCCCCCGATGGGGGTTGCATCACCGAAACGGGCGGCATAGCCGAACAGCGTCCGGCCTTTCCGTTCCAGGCTTGCGGCTGCTCGGCGTTCCATCACGGTGCGCTCGCTACTACGAAGCCTTCGGGATGGCGTACAGCGGTATCGACGGTGGCCATTGCACGGACCTGCACACCGCCACGGCTGTAGGCAGGTTCGGCGTATGGGTTCACCAGAATATCCACCTCGGACCACACGCCCAACATGACCTGGCTCCAGTCGCCCAGGATCAGCTTGCCGGTTGGGACGTTCTTCGATGCCGCCAGTGCCAGGTTGGCCAGGGTGCCGTTGTCGTACAGGAAGCCACTACCCGACCCGGCCACCTTCTCGGTGCTGCCCAGGACAGTGCGGATCGCGGCGGTGGTCAGCCAGCGGGCGTTGGCGATGTTCACGTCATCCAGTTTTTCCAGCAACGCCAGCACCTCGGCCCAGGTGTCGGGCATGGTGGCGGTCTGGATACCGGCAGTCTTCAGCACGCCCAGCGGTTCGCCAGCCAAGCCACTGCCGTTGATGATGGCGCGGTCGATCTGACGGGCGATCAGGAACGACAGGTCTTCGCGTACCAGTTGCTCGATGCCCGGCGACGATTGCTGCAGGAGCTGGCGCGACATTTCGGTCTTGCCGCCCACATGCTTCGGCGTCAGGGTCACACCGTCGAACGACATTTGGCCCTCGGGCACTGCCTGGCCCTCAGTAACCCAACCGGTTTCCAGGCCGCTGCCGAACTTCGGCACGCTCACATTGCCCACCAGGCCGGTCAGGGTGCGGATGCCCAGCGAACGCGCCAGCAACGCCTCACGCAGCGGGCCGATGTACAGGTCAGCACGGTGGTCGGTGCCCACCAGCTCGGGCGCGGTCGCGGTGGTGTTGGCGCGGCGCTCCAGGGCGGCGAACGGCACGAATGCGCCCTCGGCCTTGCGACCGGTGCGGCGTTCGGTTTCCTGGGTGTATTCGCGCTCGGCGCCGTCCAGTTGGCGGCCTTCCATCTGCGCACGCAGCACGCGGATCACGCTGACGCGCTTCTCCAGGTGCTCAGGGGTGTCGGTGGCGGC